TGTAATTCCAGTATTTGCAATCTCATATCTCAAAGGTAATGATGCTGTTGTGATATAAGTTGTATTGATAAGATTTGCGTGATGGAATGAATGACAGTGAATAAACTTACCATTAATTACAAATCCCAATCTTACAGTTCCAAGTCCCAACCATTCAATATCCATCCACAAAATCTGTGCTTTGGAAATATCTAATGTGACACCTGATGGATTGAGGTGCCCAGGACCAAGCATTGTATCGACATTCCATTCGTGTTGAGATTTTCTAGTTTCTGTTAAAACTCCCGGAACATAAGTTCTTTCTACAAAATATAAAGTATCTCCATCAAGTTCCAGATACATTCCATTATCTGCACCAAAGTATCCTACTCTTTGACGAAGATTTGTTTTTGCTGGGTTCATTACAAATGTATTCAATACCTGTAATGATTTTCCTGGTTGATAAGAGAATACTTTTGTGGTTTCCCTAATCACAGAACATCCAGCAGTAGTTCCTATTCCAATATTGACTAAACCTTGTGCTGTTACAAATCCAACTGTTGAACCAGTTCCTACAACCAAACCACTCCAAAGATTATTGTCCCTGTATCTGTGAGAACTATCAAAAAGTGTAAGTGGTGTTGAAGTTCTTAAACGACCAAATGCATCGGTTGCTATTGGTGGAAATGTAACAGATGCTGATGATGTTGTAGAAATTGATACTGTTCCTGTGACTGGTAGTGGATTACTGGAACTTACAGGAGCACTATTAAGGTTGAGTGATACTTGCCCCGTTGTTCCAATTCCTACTGTTCCTTGAATTGTAACAGTAGAACCAATACCTGATACTGCGACTGTTGTTACTGGATTGGTTATGTAGAATGAAGTGTTAGAGATTGATACTGTATTAGCAATTGATACAGTTCCACCAACAGTCACAGAAGTAACGGGATTGGTTACATAAAAACTTGTATTAGATATTGCTACAGTATTTGCAATAGAAACCGTTCCACCAACAGTTACAGAAGTAACTGGATTTGTAATATAGAATGATGTATTTGAGATTGATACTGTATTAGCAATTGATACAGTTCCTCCTACGGTTACTGTTGTTACTGGATTGGTTACATAAAAACTTGTATTTGAGATTGATACTGTATTAGCAATTGATACAGTTCCACCTACCGTCACAGAAGTAACAGGATTTAGAATATAAAAACTTGTATTGGAAATTGATACAGTATTCAGTAATGAGGAAATGCCAACTGGAAGATATGAAAGATTTATATTTACTGTTCCAACACCAACAGGAAGATATGGAGTTGTGAGAATATCACTTGTTCCAACTTCTGTGATGTGATTATGAACTGGATTTTCTGGAGAACTTGCAACATTCACAGTTGCTCCAATACTCACATCACCATTAATTGTAATATTTGAACTTCCAAGAGATACTGGAAATGGGTTCTCAAAAGAAACTGGACTGCCATCTTTTGTGGCAATCATAGGTACTTCAAAAAGGGTCCTTTCTTGGTTTAGAAAGTCCTGTGTATTCTTATTCCACTGTGCCATTAATCACTCACCCCACGATAATTTTTCTGGTTGATATCTTTGTGTGTTTTTAATTTTTAAAGAACCTTGGTTAGGTGCTGGATAAATGTTATGAACAATTGCGCCAGGATATTCACCTTGAAGTTGTTCTGCAAGTTCATTTCTAGTCATTTCCTTCCCCTCAACTTCCATACGATATAATTTTCCTTCCCAAACTACATCAGCAAAGAAAGATTCAGTTGCTTGTTCTGGTTGCGAAGAACCAACATTTAGGGTTCCATTAAAATCGCCGTTAATGGTAATACTTTCTGATAAAAATTGTTGAAAACTTTTCATTATCTGCACCTCCAACGGCGTAGGGCTTTGTTGATTCTTGAATCTGGATCTCTTGCGGTTTTCTTAGATGTGAGTCTCTCTTTCATTCCATTCATACGTCGGCAGAATGCATCCTGGCGATCTGCTCTTTCTCCTGTTGGATTTTTTTCTGTTACTGCAGTTTGAAGTTTTGATCCTGGATTTTCATCACGATATTTTTTAACTGTTTCACGACTCATTCCATCAGTTCTATCTTTACGATTTGCTGATTGCCAGTCTTCTGAGAGTTCTTTTCTCCAGTTAGAAAACTGTTCTTTTTTAACTCTAATTGGGTGTGGTTTGATCACATCTATAATTTCTACGAAATCATTACCATTCAAATCTTGTAGAACAAGACTCTCAGATTCTTCTTTCATTTCGCCACTATCTACATAATCTGCTGCAGCATCTAGATAATCTGCTGCTTTAGTAATCTTTGATTGTACCCACGCCTCAATATTTCCCTCACCCTTCATTTTTTTCTTTAATCTTTTTGCCGCAGAAATAATTGTAGAAATTTCTGACCTTGCCATAGAATATTCGTGATCATATGACTCTGGAAAATTTCCAGGATGAGGCATAGTTACATTATAGTCTTTTTTACTTGAAATTATTTCTGCCGGAATAGAAAACATATCCCAGTATCTTGGTCCATATTTGCACTCACTTCTTGTTTCAAGTTTTTCACATTTGGGGCAATATCTATCTGGTCTTTCACGAATTGGAGTATCCCAGTCATAATTTAGACCTGAAGATAATTCTTCTTTTGCTACGCAGTTTGGAACTTCTTTACCACCTTTCATTTTAGTTGGTGGGTTTCCAAGTTTTTTACCAGTCCAACACTTACTAGCACCAACATTTTTACGTGCTTGTTTTATACCTTCTTTAATATCTAAAGTTTTTGGATAACCCTTTTCTCCTGGTTTTTTAGGTGGAAGACCTTTTTCTCTACCTGCGTGAATATTATCCCAAAGACCTTTTTTTCCTTCAGATACATCTTTATATTTTTTGTGGGATTTTCTAGCAGATGCTTCCATTTTTTTAAGTCTTGTATAGTAATCTGGTATTTCGTCCAAATGTTGTAAAGCAATATCAGTTGCTAAATCTTTGTCTTTTGTATGCTCGTGCTCAATAGGAATTCCCATTTCAAGTTGCTTCTTCACAAAGGAAACATCAAGACGATGCTTCTTTGCAATTTGTTCAACTGTTTTGTGGGATTTTATATTTTGCACTACTATTAAGTATTACTCTTTATTATTTAGAAAACCTTGCTTTAGAAGTTTTGAAAGATCAGAAGTTGATCCAACAAATACTGCATTATTTGTTACGTTATTAGTAGTTTTTACGGTTTCTTCTTCAACATCCTTTAATTTCTTCTGAAGATCTATCAATTTATCAGTTACGTCCCCTACACTTTTAATCAATTGACCTGCAACTTCATACGCTCTAGGTGAATCACTTTCACCAGCTAACTCCATTATTCCATTAATTGCTTCCTGTCCCTTTTCAATTAAGGAATATAAATTAGCACGAGTATACTCATAATCTTTTTTTAAATCATCTCTAATCGGATTGATTATTTCTAAAGATTCATTAGATTTAGATTGAACAATACTACTTTCCACTTCAAGTGAATTGATTATTTCTTCACCCATAAGATTATTACGTTTTATTATATATCAGTTTGTTGAGTTGGACTATAAGTTTTAGAGTCTGCAAAGAAGTCCCAATTTTCACTAAAACCAAAGTCATCTCCAGGATCAGCATCAATTGGATCGGGAACAACTGTGTATCTAACTTCTCTCTTTGCAGTAGTTACATCAGTACTGGAATACATATCAACTTGAACCTTGCGGATAAGACCTTCTGTAGATTCTGCAATGGGACCAAATAGATATGTTTTTGCTGTGAATTGTAATGTATATATCAATGCTCTTCTAGTTGAAAAATCTCCTTCATAGTCATCTTGGAAAGATATGTTATTTAATGTTACTGGTATATCTCTCTTTTCTCCTATAGAATCTAATAAATCAACTGTTAGATTAAATGATGGCTGGAAAAATGGTAATATTTGTTCAACAACTTGTAGAGCATCATCATTTAATTTTGTTAAAATATTAAGTTCAAATCCAATATTATAAGGAACTGGTAAATATACCTTTTTAAAATTTTGCCCGTCAGATGCTTTGAAGGATTGGGTAACATTTGATTTTCTAGTTGGATCATATTGAATAGAAGTCATCTCAAATGACATTCTTGGCAATGTTATTTGAACTGGTTTATTTAAATCAGGTTGCTGTTGAATTCTTGCTAAAAACTTTTGTGTTGGTCCATACGCTAGGGGAACCTTTATTTGACTAATATTATCTCCATCTGCACTTTTGTGAAATATATAAATTTCATTAAATAAAGTTCCGAAGGCAATTATAGTCTTTCTAACTATTTGGTGGTAGAAATAAGTTCCTAGCATTAGTAAATACCAAATGGATTTGATTCTGAAAAATCTAGAATAAGATCTGCTTCTTGTTCTATTTGTTTATTTTCACTATATTTATCATACAAGTCCATAGTTTCGTAGGAGCTTACTGAATAAATTGCTCCAGACGTTTGACCTATAATAGACTCACCTGGATAAAATCTAATATTGGGATTATTTGATGCAACAAATGAAACTTTAAGAGTCTTAGTATCCAAATCCCAATTTTTAACTCTAGCTTCAACTTGAGATTGTGATCCAACAACAACCTCATTAAATTTGTAAGTTCCTATTCCAGTGATAACTGGTGGAGATGCTATAGTAATTTCTGGAGCGGAATTATATCCCAATCCACAATCTTCAAGTAATATAGAATTAATATTATTGTTATTACCAAGTACGGCAACTGCTTTTGCTGAAGTAGTTGCTGCTCCAGTAATTGTTATTGTTGGTAATGTACTGTATCCAACTCCACCATCAGTGACATTTATACTTACAACACCATACTCATATTTTTCAATAGAACACGTAGCAGCTGCTCCAGTTCCTCCTCCACCACTAATTGTTATTATTGGAGTTTGGGTGTATCCAATTCCTGCATTTTTTAATAAAATCTCATCAATTGAATATGAATTTCCAACTCTACGAATAGATGCCACAGCAGTTGCAATTGTTCCTCCATCAGATGGTGGAGTTATTGTAACTGTTGGTGCAGATTTATAACCGTAACCATCATTATTTAAATATATTTTCCTAATATATCCTGTACCTATTTCAGCAGTTGCATATGCTGGTGAACCATATCCAATTAATTCTAATGTAGTAATATATCCTTGATTTTCTATCTTCTCATCTATTTCCTGAATAGAAGTGTCAATGATTTCATCTTCATATTCAAAGAGTTCACACTTTATTTCATATACATAAGTTTTTCCTAGTTGATAAAATGGTTGTTCATGTTCAACGAATTTAACTTCAAATAATCTTCCTCCTAAAGGAAAATATACAAGATCTCCTTCTTTTGGGCGATTTGAAATTGCTATATCATCCATATCATTTAAAAATGGAGATATGAAATCTTCAAATCTTTCCTTTGAAATTATTAAAGTTAATTCATCACGTAAACTCATTCCAAATTTAGTAAGTATATCTCCAGAACCACCATATCCTTCATAAGTATTGATATATGCTTCAAGTAAAAATGAATCATCAAATTTGGAAGAAGTCACTTCCTCAATAATTGTTTCTTCCCGAACAAATTTTCTTGGTATATACGTTACATCTATACCATAAATTTTAAGTTGTTCATTAATTAAATCTTGTATTAATCTTTGTTCTGCTGGAGAACCGTTTAGAAAAAAGGGATTAAGTGCCATTATCCAATAAAGTCATATGGTGGAAGTTCGTGTTCTAATGCCATTACTTCTTTTAACTTATCTAATTCTCTTTCGGCATCATCATACATTTCTCTACCATTCAACTCAACTCCACCTGGAAGTTTAACGCCTCTAAATTTAATTAAGTTTTGTCCCCACTGCTTTTTAATTAGTGAAGTTAAGTACTTTTTGAGGAAACTATCATTATATACATTAGTAAAGTTATTAGGATCTAATATTCTATAACAATCTAATATTACAAAATTACCTTCTTTTTGTGATCCCCAATCAATGTCAAGATATAATCTATTCTGCCTTTTATTAAATCTAAGTTGCTTATCTGTAGTTAGTAAGAAATCAATATCTTCTAGATAAGATTTAACCATAGAATACTGCAATAATTCAACGGAATTGAAATAATACAGATCGTTTAAAAATAACTGATATTTAATACTAAACATTCCTCCCGAGATAGAACTAGTATCAAATTTAAATACTTTTTCTATTCCAATTACAGAATCTGGTATCTGTATATAATTTGAACTTTCATACCAATTAAAACTAAGACCAGTTGTTGAAACTGCTGTACTAGTTACTATTCCCGTCCCACTTGGAATAGCAGCCTTTCCCCTATCAATGTCTTGCTGGGTAATTTTATATTTCAGGTACATTCTCTCAACGCCATCAAAGTGACGCTCCTGGAAGTACTGTAGGGCATCGTCAACTAAATCGTCTATTTGGTCATCATCAACGTTAATCTCCAATACAGGGGCACCCAGGCGCCTTAGACAGTAATCTATAAGTTGTTGCCTGGATGCTGGTTTTGCCATTATTTTACTCCTAAATTACCGTTCTTTATATACTGCAATTTATCTTGTCGACCCTTCTCTTACCAAAACCATACCCTCAACAACTCTTTTAGTAACTCCCTGATCATCAACTACCACAACATCATAAACATATCTTCCAGGCTTTAATGAAGATGTTTGTGTAGTTGTTAGTCCAACTTTAATCTGCCCATTAACGTCATTAAAAATTTCAGCATTGAAAGAAACATAATGTGAACTAGCAGAATGCTTTCTTAACTGAGAAGAAACAGTATATCCACTTAGATTTAATGCAGAATCCGTATTAACGTCTTCAAGATTAAAAATTTCAGAAAAATCTGCATTTTGATTAATGACAAGGTTGGCTACATATGTTGCTGCCATTTACGAAACCATAGACTAACCAAAAAATATTTATATTCAAATAACTCCAAGATTTTTTATAGTCTCTTGTTGCTTCAAATATAAACGATAATATAGTTTAGCAAAAAGTTTCAATTCATCTGAATCTAATTTATCAATCACTCTAGAATGTTTTTCATATTCAAATAAAGCATCTATAGAATGCAATTCAATTTCACTTGGATCCATTTATAATCTCCTTTAATAATAATTTTATTTCGTTAATGTCATCTTTTATTTGATCAATTTCTTCTCTTTGTTTTCTTTTATCTTCTCTCATTTTAATATATTGAGAATGACCTATTGTATCAATATTTACAATAGCACCACTGTTTTCATCTCTGAATAGATGTTTGTTTCCTTCTACTGGTATCATATTATGCTAAAGCAATTACTCTAAGATCTTTATATCTAATTTTAGATGCTTCATTTGTAGAAGACATCACAATCTTAATTGCGAATCCAGTAAATGGATCTAAATTATCTGCAGTGAATTGATATTCTAAAAATTCTCCATCAGAACTTTCTCCAACTTTTGCATCTGGGCGTCCATCATTTAAATACTGATCAA